AGTTGTGTTTATGAACGACTTTAAAGCTCTGTCCGATAAACTAGATATCGATTTTGATAAGTTAACAGCACTGTCAATATTTGATGATCGCATTGGTCATACACATATGAAAGTGCCCGGACACGATGGGCAATACGGATTCGGTGGTATGTGCTTTCCCAAAGATATTGCTGCGATACAAATGGAAGCTCTCGATCTAGGTTCCGAACTGGAACTGTTAGGCAGGGTTGAAGATATAAACAAAAAATACAGGAGTAAATATGACTAACCCATTTCGTGATCAAGAAAAATTTATGCGGGCCTGCGATCAAACTGCGGGCGAGTTTAATCAAGAGCAGTTCAACATGTATCTTGGATTGATTGAAGAAGAATATAAAGAACTTTGGGAAGCGGTCCACAATAATGATCAGTTAGAAACATTAGATGCACTCATTGATATTCTTGTGGTTACAATAGGTGCGGTACACTCAATGGGTGCAGATGCAGAAGGAGCGTGGAAGGAAGTCATGCGTACTAACTTTGCCAAGATCGACAAAGATACCGGCAAGGTTCGCAAACGTGAAGATGGCAAGGTCTTGAAACCTATTGGGTGGGAACCACCGGATCTAAAACCTTTCCTTAAGGAATGATAATAAGAAAACTTGTAGTAGTGTGTGGTTTATTTTTATGCACAGTATCGCATGCCAAAGAAAATCTATCACACTTTGTCTATAATGTGTCAACACAGAAGACAGTATCAGAAGTTAATCCGTCAGATGTGAGGCCCATGGCCTCACTGACAAAACTAATGACGGCTTTGGTTGTTGTTGAGTCTAACCCGGATTGGCAGGAAAAGATCATTTATCGTGGCAATGTATTCTACAGTAAGATGGTCTCTAAAAAAGATCTGTTTGAATCACTATTGATACGAAGCGACAATAATGCTGCCGAAGCATTTGCTAATGCATGGCCAGGTGGCCGAACAGCATTTCTAGATCAGCTAAATGAAAAGGCACGAAAGCTGAAAATGCCTAATACTTATTATGCCGATCCTAGCGGATTAGATAAACGTAACGTCAGCACAGCAGAAGAACTTACCAAATTAATTATTGCTTCATCAAAGTATCCATTAATCGGATCAGTGTCTAGTTCAAAATATCTAACCATCGAAAAGAAGAGTGGTAAGAAGATTCGATCGGTATCACTGAATAACACCAATAGTCGACTGTTATTTCAGTTCGATAGTATAGTATTAAGCAAAACTGGGTTTACCAATCCTGCTGGCCGCTGTCTTGCATTACTAGTTGACCGGGCAGGAACCAAATATGCCGTTGTTATTCTTGGTGAAAAGAATATAGAAAAACGAGAAGAAAAAGCTAGACATTTAATCGACGACTATGCTACAATACAAGAAGTGGAATCAAGAGAGTTTGAGGATAGGTATTTTATTTTAAATCATTAAGGAGTAGTATGGAGATCCAACCCAAAGATACAAGCCGAGGGCACTTTTATGTCAGCATTGTAAAGAGTGCTGTACGTATTATAGCAGGTGGCTGTTTGATTACAGGTAACTTGCTGATGGCAGGCGTTTGCTTTATAATGGCAGAAGCACTAGGTATTGTTGAGGAGTTGGTATGAACGTCGATGTTGATAACGCCGCTAGCTTCTTAGCAGGTAGCATTTTGTTTAGTATTGCACTAGTTGTGTTTATTATTGGCTGTGTTGTTGTAAACAACATACTTCACAAGTATTGGAAGCCAGTTAACATCTTTACTCCAGATAGTTGGAAAGGATTCTTTCCGCCACCGCATCATACATATATTGAACCAGAGCTAGAAAAGTCAAAGGAAACTAAATGAAAGAACTATGGGTAGAGAAATACCGACCTAAGACCATCGACGGATATGTATTCCGTGATGAAGGACAAAAGAAACAGATTCAAACATGGATCAAGGATATATCTATCCCCCATCTAATCTTCAGCGGTACTGCAGGTATCGGCAAGACTACTATGGCCAAAGTTCTTATTCACGAACTTGGCATAGAAGACTATGATGTATTAGAGATTAACGCATCACGTACAAACTCTGTAGATGATGTCCGTGATAAGATCACAAACTTTGTTCAGATGATTCCGTTTGGTCCATTCAAGGTTGTGCTACTTGACGAGGCTGATTATCTAAGTCCGAACGCACAGGCAGCTCTTCGTGGAGTTATGGAAGAATATCACCAGACCGCTAGATTTATTCTTACTTGTAACTATCCTAATAGGATTATTCCTGCCTTACATTCTAGATGTCAAGGATTTCATGTCGAACGGGTTGATATCACTGAGTTTACTGCCCGTGTCGCTACTATTCTGGTCGAGGAAGCTATAGACTTTGACCTCGATACCTTAGATGTATATGTTAAGGTTGCGTATCCAGATCTGCGTAAGTGTATTAATCTGGTACAACAGAATGTGCAAGAAGGCAAACTAATCGCTCCTAATAAAAGTGATTCAGGTGAAGCAGAATGGAAGTTTGACATGGTCGAACTTTTCAAAGCAGGAAAGATCACAGAAGCACGTAAACTTTTATGCGGTAAAGTACGTGCAGAAGAAATGGAAGAAATCTATCGATGGTTGTATGACAATCTTGAAATCTTTGGAGATGCAAAGAGTCAAGACTCTGCGATCATTATTATCAAGGCAGGACTAGTGGATCACTTGGTATGTGCCGATCCAGAAATCAATCTTGCCGCGACACTAGTAAAGTTGGCTAGAATAAATGGATAATATTTTTAATGTATTAGAACAAAGTACTATTTTACATATCAAAGGAGCATTTACCAAAGAAGAATGCGAGATTGTATGTAAACAGATACTTGCCTATAAGGATTCGCAACCTGTTAATAAAGATGTCAATGCCAACGACAACTGCTGGCGGGGGAGACCTCAGCACCACGGAGGTTTCTCTAACGAAGTAGGATCGATGATTATTAAAAGAATCGCCGATGGTACTAGATCTTATCTTAATAGTTTACCGGTTCCGACGAATATCCGAAGACAGGATACTGCTCATTACGATACCTCTGAACTGACATTTAGTGCATGGTGCAATGTTAATGAAAAAGGCGGAGAGAATCGTGAACACAGCCATGCCGGATCGTTAATGAGCGGATGTGCATACTTCCAATCAACAGGCACTGGTGCTATAGACTACATGCCAGCTAACCTGTTGTATCGTGCCACTCATGAAGCATGGCCATATCACGGAATAGCTAGGTATGAACCAGAGGATGGTGACTTAATTCTATTTCCTAGTTATCTATTACACAAGGTAATGCCTAATCCGATTGATCGTCAACGTATCAATATGGCATTTAATGTGAACTTGAAAGTTACTGAGGATCCAGTTGCGTGACACATATAGTCTTAGAAGCATGTATTAACTGTAAACACACTGACTGCGTAGAAGTATGCCCTGTAGATTGTTTTTACGAAGGTCCTAATTTCTTAGTTATCAATCCAGACGAATGCATTGACTGCGGAGTGTGTATTCCGGAATGTCCTGTACATGCTATTGTACCTGATACTTTTAATAGATACGGAACTGACACACAGCAATGGGCTGAGATAAACAAAAAATACAGCAAAATGTGGCCGGTGATCACTAAAAAGAAAGATCCTATGCCAGGTCATCAAGAATGGAATGGACGATCAAACAAACTTGATCATCTCAGAGAATAATGTCAGATGATAAAAAATCTAATAGTGCAAAAGGACGTGACAGTTACGATGCAGAAATAGACGGCGCTATTATTCCGTTCTTTAATCGTAATGTTACTCCTTATCCTACCGAAGCAGGTGGTCCTAAGTTCGATCTGATACCTGTTACTAAACAAAAAGACATAATGATCAATCATGCTAGGATGTATGCCCAGCAAGAGTATGATCGTATTATGGAACTTGTAGCGGTGTTAGAAAAACAAGCTCAGGACATTAAACGTAGATTAGACGTCACTGATGCAGTACACGCGGCTGAATATCAGTTTCAGATTGTCATGGGTCAGTGTTATTGGCTAGCTTGGGATAAAAGAAAAGAGAAAATGATTTTAACGCACCACGGTCCAACAGATTGGAGCAGTGGTCCTCCAGCCGACTATGTCTACCAGATGCAGGTAAGATACATGGGCGATCATACCTGGATGGAAATAAAAGAATAAGGGGCGCAGAGGCCCCTTATATTACGAGTCTCCGTAGATCGCTAAAATCTCCTTTACAGCTTCATGTCTTTCGACGTCACCTACCGTGAAGTGGCAGGTATCTACATATCTATGATTCTCGAAGTTATTGTATAATCCGAGAAACTCTAAAAGTCCATTGTTACTTGGACGATCGGCCTGTTGTAAGTCTCCAGTTACAACCATCTTAGAGCCTATACCTAATCTTGTTAGCAACATCTTCATTTGGCTCGGTGTTGCATTTTGCATCTCATCTGCAATAACCACAGCGTTCTTGAATGTTCTGCCTCTCATATATGCCAAAGGACTGGTTTCAATCACCCCCTCTTTTATAAAGTTTTCTAGTTCTCTGGCTGAGTAGTTTTCTGCAAATACATCCATGATTGGCTTGGTCCAAGGTGCCATCTTTTCATTTAGGTCACCTGGGAGGAATCCGTGTTCCTCGTCAACAGATACTGCCGGTCTCGTAATAATAATCTTATCAGCTGAACCGTACTTGAGTTGATCAATAGCCCATTGAACCGCCAGCATGGTTTTACCCGTACCGGCTGGGCCGATAGCGAATATAATCATTTTTTGGGGGTCGTTAAGTTTAAGTAAGTATGTTTCTTGACTTAGGTTTTTGGGATATATTTGAACTCGTCTACGCTTTTCTTCTAAACGCTGATTGATATTTATTACATTTTCCTGCAGATATGCCGCTTTCGCTCTTCTTTGCTTCATATTAAGGTTAGCCCTCCTTTAAGAGTGTTAAGCACGGACCTTTTAACCGTAGTGTCCGTGTCCGAACACAAAAGTATTTAACGATCTTCGAAGAATATTATAAGTTACGTTTATCTTTTGACTGATAAATACAATGGGAGAAACTATGGCCAATATTAAAGACATAATCACAAATATCGAACAGGTTTACGGGTCTAATAACAGCTTGAATATGCTGAAAGACTTCGAACGTGTTATTGATGAACTAGATACCTACGTCTATGAAAACTGGATCGACGGTGAACTTGTAGAAGGTCCTAAAGAAAGCCGCTATTTCGTAGAATGTACATTCATGTGGCCAAAAGACAAGATGCCCGAACCTATTGGCGGCAAGCGTTTATTAGAGTACGGCTGTAAAGTACAGTTCGCAGAAAGCAGAATATCAAAAGTACGCAAGATTAAAAAACCCGGGGACATTCGTCCAGGTACAAAGAAAGGCAAGATCGATCACGAAGACGTATGGATGGTCAAGATTCTAATGCCTAAAAAATTAATGAATGATATCAACAGAGGATATACTGAGTTAGATAGAAACAAAGTAGAAGATATCATCACAATGAACGGCGGTGTTAATGCACACATCGACCCTGCCGAACAACAAGCACAGGAAATGGCAAATGAGCAACCAGCAACAGCACCAGCAGCTTAATGAAGGACTTCGTCCTCTTGATTTAAAAGAGATGGTGTATCCGTTGTTTGACATCGATACATATCGTTCTAAGATGGGCGAAGATCGTGATGTTTGTGTAATCAGTTTCCAGGTTAAAGATCGTGCACCTGCAAAAGACCTAATGGAGTTCATCGAAAAAGGCTTTGACTATGTTTTAGACTCCGATGTGTCATCCGGTGAAAACGAAAAAGGTGATTACTGGGTGTTTGTAGAACTTCCTCGAGACGGACATTTATCCGAACATATCAAAGAAATTACCTACGGTGTTAATAAACTAACAGGTATTGATAACTGGAAGTTCAAGTATCACAAGCAAAATCAAGTACACGATTTATCAGAAGAAAATCTAAAAAAGATTATCCCGTCAAGCCCAGGTGAGTATGACGGGCTGATGCAAAAAGTTAAAACAGAAAGTTTTAAACGGTTCTTTAATAAAACACTGATGGATGATTTTACCATGGATGGTGATATTATTACTTTCCATAAACCATTTAATCAAAAAATAAAAATGAAGTTAGTTAAAGAAGCCAATACTGATTCAATACTAGAAGGCATTACAGATACTATTTCAGAAAACGAATCTGCTGTTAGCGAAATATTTTGGCTGACAAAAGTATTAGGAAACTACAACATCAACAAAGTTGGTGATAGCTTTATGTTTGACAACAACGGTCAAGCATTATTACTACAAAGGATAGATCAATGAGCTTTACATTTAATTTTACAAAACAACAGCTATCCCAGGTTATTCCTGGTAACCCATATTTAGATCATTGGTACGATGCTATTTGCAGCATCCTTCCAGAATACGAAATCAATACCCCACAACGTGTTGCTGCTTTCCTAGCACAATGCGCTCATGAGAGTGGTGGGTTCAAAGCATTAAAAGAAAACTTAAACTATAAAGCAGAAAGTCTAGTTAGAGTTTTCCCTAAGTATTTTCCTAACATGGATATAGCAAATCAATATGCACATAATCAAGAAGCGATCGCGAACAGAGTCTATGGCAATAGAATGGGCAACGGCCCTGAAGAAAGCGGAGATGGATTCCGCTATTGTGGTAGAGGTCTTATCCAACTCACTGGAAAGAACAACTACACGCTTTTTGCCGGAAGTCTTGAGATGTCAGTCGAAGACGTTCCAGAATACCTAGGAACATTTGAAGGCGCACTGCAATCTGCCTGCTGGTTCTGGGAAAGCAATAACTTAAATCAATACGCAGACAACAGCGATATTCTAACAATGACCAAAAAGATTAACGGTGGAACCATTGGTCTAGAAGATCGTCAGAAGCATTACTCACACGCATTGCACGTATTTGGAGCTTAATCGTGGAACAGATCGGGTGGGTGCTTAGTTTGTTACCAGATAGTATTTTTATCTGGCTCACATACATTCTAGCAGGCGCAGGGATGGCATTGTATATTGCCAGTAAGTTAGTTAAACTCATTCCGCTAATGGGTCAATACAAACTTCCTGCAGAATTAATCGGTGTGGTATTATTAGTTGTAGGGTCGTATTTGATGGGCGGCCATGGAGTGCAGGCTGCTTGGGAAGCTCGTGTTAAAGAACTACAGGCTAAACTTGAAGCTGCACAAGTAGAAAGTCAAAAAGTTAATACTGTAATCGAAACCAAAGTAGTAGAGAAAATAAAATACATCGATAGAAAAGTCGAAGTAGTACGCACACAGATAGAAAAAGACAAAGAAATTATCAATGCAGATTGTAAAGTCAATGAAACAGCGATAAAAGATTACAATGCTGCTATTTCTGACCCCGACGATGCTAAAAAGGAATCCAAATGAACAAACTAATATCAGTGTGTTTAGTTGGGCTACTGGTAACAGGATGCAGCACTACAGCACCCGTTGCTGTGAAATTTCCAGAAGCACCGCCATCATTAATGGCACCAGCTGGTAAACTAACACCATTAACTAAAGAAAAGCCAGAACTAAGTGACATTATTGAAAATGCCAATGAAAATGCTGGAAAATATTACGAACTTAGAGAAAAATACCGGGCTTGGCAGGAATGGTACAATACGCAGAAGAAGATTTTTGAATCTGTGAAATAATAAATACACTTACAATAGGAGCGAAACTATGTCAGAAGTAATACAGAGCGAAAGCGAGAAGAAAAAAGAAGATTGGATGAACAGTAAATGGCGTCCAATGATGGGTTGGATGTACTTGTTGGTTTGTATGTTTGACATGATTCTATTCCCAATACTATGGAGTTTACTACAAACAGTAACTCACACTCCTATTACACAATGGAATCCACTAACACTACAAGGTGCTGGTTTATTCCACATCGCAATGGGTGCGGTTTTAGGTATTGCGGCATTTGGTCGTACACAAGAAAAACTAAACGGAGCAAACAATGGCGGAGCACAAATACCATCAAGCAACTTTACAGCACCTAGCACACCTTCAACAGGATTCGGTGCTCCAACAACAGGCGGCTTTGGAAGCGCACCTGCAACAGCAGCGCCATCAGCAACAGGCTTTGGTAGTAGTACAGGATTTGGAGCGTCAACGCCTGCACCAAGTACAGCAGTTAACCCAACACCAAGCTGGGGAACAACACCGATAGCATCAAGCAGTGGTAAACTAGGCCCTGCACCACAACAAGACCCAGTCTTATAAGGAAAATATATCATGAAAAAACTATTAGCACTTTTGGTTATGGCAGCATTAGTAACTCCGGTTATGGCTGCTGAAGAAGGCACAACTAAAAAAGTATGTTTAGATGTTCAAGGTAAAGACGGTAAACCAGTTATTGATCCTAAAACTAAAAAACCAAAACAAGATTGCAAGACTGTAAAAGTACATAAAAAACACGAAGGCACAGCGATTCCTGAAAAGAAAAAATAATCACTCAGTAAATCTTTATTAAATAATAGGACTGCTTGACAGTCCTATTTTTTTCGTATATTATAAAGAGACTATGGATTATTATCAAACACTAGGTTTACGTAGAGGCGCATCAGACGCCGACATTAAAAAAGCCTATCGCAGCATGGCGATGAAGCATCATCCTGACCGCGGTGGGGACGAGAAGAAATTTAAAGAGATTTCTCAAGCCTATGATTTCTTAAGCGACCCAGAAAAGAAACGTATGATTGATGCTGGTATGGACCCAAATCAGCAACAAGGAGGTTTCCATCATGGTGGCGGCAACCCATTCGAATTCCATTTTAATACTGGGAATATGGACGACATATTCAGCCAGTTCGGCTTCGGAGGATTTGGCCAACGTCCTATGAGAAAAAATAGGCATCTTAACATTACTATAGAACTATCGCTAGAAGAAGTACTCACAGGTAAAGAGTTAAATGCAGAACTTTCTGTCCCAGGAGGACAAAAGAAAATGATTAACATTTCAGTACCTGCTGGTATTGAAACTGGGCAACAGATTAGATATCAAGGCATGGGCGACCATTCAATGCCAGACATTCCACCAGGAGACTTATTGGTTAATGTTATCGTACAACATCATCCGCAGTTTCATAGAGAAGGTGATTCATTGATATATGAACATCCTATTTCTGTATGGGATGCAATGATCGGAAGTAATATTAACATAACAACGTTAGATAATAAGAATCTAAATGTTATGGTTCCTCCAGGAACACAACCGGATACAGTGTTAGGATGCAAAGGTGAAGGTCTTCCTAATATGCGTACCAAAGTTCGTGGCAATCTTTTAATCAGATTAAAAGTTCAGATTCCTAGATCGCTTACTCCCAATCAACATGCAATGATAAGACAAATAAAAGATGGATTTTAAACTAGGCCCTCACGAAAGTCTAACAGAAGTTAGCACTCCTTGGAACTTTGAAACTGACGGCGATGCTGTTCAACTAGAACAACAAATGATCGATTTCATGAAAGCAAATCATGGAATCGGTCTTGCCGCAAACCAAATAGGCATTTTAAAAAGAGTGTTTGTTATGGGCAGTGAAAACATTGAAGGATTCCCGAAACCGTTTGCTGTCTTTAACCCTGTTATTAAAGAAGCAAGTAAAGAACTGATCTTAGATCAAGAAGGATGCCTAAGCTATCCTGATCTGTTTCTAAAAGTCAAACGTCCAGAGTGGATTGTTGCTGAATATCAAGACAGTCAAGGAAATGTTAACGAAATTAAGATAGATGGATATCTAAGCAAATGCTTTCAACACGAATACGATCACCTGAATGGCATATGTTTTGTTGACAGGGTATCACGTATGAAGTTACAATTAGCTATGCAGAAACTAAGGAAAAAGAAATAATATGATTGAACCAAGTCAAAGTCTCCAAACTATTTTTGAAAATTCAGTGTCAGTCGCTAAGAAACTCGGTCACGAGTATATTACCATAGAACATATAGTTTTTGGTATTATGAATGACCCAGAATCTTTTGCAATGATCGAAGGGTTTGGTGCCGATGCTAACTTTATCAAAACAAATCTAGATCATTATCTAAAAAATAATCTCAATGATATTAAGACCCTAGATCCTAATAATAGACCACGTAAAACAAACAGTGTCGAACGTGTGCTTAATCGATGCTTTACACAGGTATTGTTTAGCGGTCGTCAAAAGATGGAAGTATCTGATGTAATCATCAGTGTACTATCAGAAAAGAATAGCTTTGGTTTTTACTTCCTACAAAAGGGAGGAGTTACTAAAGAAAAGTTTGTACAGTATTTCCAAGAACATCTTGTAGTTGAAGATGAAGAGGAACAAGAAACCAGAGTGATTAATCCTTCACAAGCAGATAAGATACTTAATCAGTTCTGTACCAATCTCAGTTTAAAAGCAAAGCAGAAACTCATCGATCCAGTTATCGGTCGTGATGAAGAACTTGAAAAAATACAACTTGTACTAGCTCGACGCAACAAGTGTAACGTGCTTATGGTTGGTGACCCGGGTGTAGGTAAAACTGCTATCGCAGAAGGTCTCGCTAGAAAAATCTTTGAAGGTAAGGTTCCTAAGTTTATCAAAGATCACCAAGTGTATACTTTAGATATTTCAGCGTTACTTGCTGGCAGTAAGTATAGAGGTGACTTCGAAGAACGTGTCAAGGCTGTGTTGACTGCACTAGAACGCAAAGGTAAAATCATTTTGTTTATCGACGAAGCACACATGATGCAGGGTGCAGGTGCTGCTAATCAAAGTAGTAACGATATGGCAAATATGTTAAAGCCTATTCTTACTAAAGGCATTATTAAACTCATTGCTTCAACTACATGGGAAGAATATCGCAAGCACTTTGAAAAGGATCGTGCGCTGATGCGTCGATTCCAACGTATTACTATTGACGAACCAAGTCCAGAGATGACAGTTAAAATCCTTAAAGGTATTAAGAAGTATTACGAAAAACATCACAACGTTAGAATCTCTGATGCAGCTATCGATCAAGCAGTTAAACTTTCTGTCAAGTATATGGCAGATAAGAAGCTGCCAGATAAAGCCATTGACATCTTAGATTGTGCAGCCGCTCGATACAAGATCAAAGATGATCCGGAAACTGAAGGCGTTGAACAAATAGTAGATATTGAGCAAGTTACATACGAACTTAGCAAAATGATTAACATGCCTTTAGAAACTGTGGCACAGAAAGAAAGCAAGAATCTTGCAGACTTAGAACAAGGCATGAAAGGTTCAGTCTACGGGCAAGACGATGCTGTTAATACATTGCTTGATAAAATCTTTGTAGCACAAGCAGGAATGAAATCACCTAACAAACCTATCGGGTCATTTTTACTACTTGGACCAACTGGTACAGGTAAAACAGAAACTGCTAAAACACTTGCAGACAAGATGGGAATGTCGTTGGTACGATTTGATATGGGTGAATACCAAGAGAAGCACTCTGTGGCACGATTGATCGGTGCTCCTCCTGGTTATGTTGGCTATGAAGATAATGCTGGTCAACTAATCACTAAGTTGCAGGAAACTCCAAATGCGATTTTGTTATTAGACGAAGTTGAAAAAGCACATCCAGATGTTATGAATATTTTGTTAGCATTCATGGACAATGGCTTTATCACTGGTTCGAATGGAAAACAAGCAGACGGTCGCAACACTATCTTGCTTATGACATCAAATCTAGGTGCTCGTGATAACGAAAACAATACTATTGGGTTTGGCGATCTTGACAAAGACGGTGAAGATGACAAAGCAGTTAAGAAGTTCTTTGCTCCCGAGTTCCGTAATCGTTTAGATGCTATTATCAAGTTCACTAGCCTTAGCAGTGAAGTTGTATTGCAGATTGTTAAGAAGTTTGTCAGCGAACTCAACGGACAAATGAAAGACAAAGGAATCGAAATTGTTTTAGACAGCAAAGCAACGAAATGGTTAGCAGCAAAAGGCTATGACAAGAAGATGGGTGCTAGACCTTTAGCTAGAGTTATTGATAACGAAGTTAAATCTCCGTTAAGTCGACGTATCCTGTTCGGAGATCTAGTAGACGGCGGTCGTGTAAACATCACAGTTGAAGATGACAAACTGGTATTTACAGTCACTGAACTTCCTAAACCTCTAACTAAAGAAGAAAAGAAAGCACTAAAGAGAGCGATGATTGAAAAGGAGTTAGCTGATGCAATTATCGAAGACCAAGATAACCAGTAGAAAGTTCTACAATAAATGGTTGTATAAAGTTTCTCTAAAAATGCCAGGAATGGCAGTATTTCGAAACAAAACTCTGGATGATGTTGAGCAATACTGCTTGATAGTCACTCCGGAGACTAAAGAAAGGTCTTATTCATTAGCTGCCAAAGTCTACGCTAATAAAGAATATCTCTTAGAGATGGTTAGATTCCTAAAGACGTATGACGAATCTATCTGGTCAAAGCGTATAGAAACAGATACTGTTGATCTTTATACCAATGATAAAGAGTTTTACGATGCTGTTTCTATAAAGTTTGACAACATGCTGGTTCATAGATTTGAGCCATCTGGTGAAACAATAGATTCTCATACTATTGTAGGAAAGAAACTGCCGCATAACAAATATCAGTTTAGAGTTTATCTACTGCCTCATAAAATGGCACACGACAAATCAACTAAGCAACAATACATTAACTGGATTAAAAAGCAAGGTGACAAGATTACCTGCACTCCTGCTGTAGAAAGTTGGTTTCTAACTACAGACTGGAACTGGGACCGTAGATATGTACTAGTCGAAGATGAACAAACCCTGTTAATGCTTAAACTACGTAATGCTGAAGTTGTAGGTCGTATTTACAAATATGTAGTTTCCGATAAATAACAGATGTCCACTGAAATCCTAACTCTACTATCAAACATCACTACAGAATCAGCTGATGCTAACTTCACTTATGGTGCAAAATGCAAAGGTGCTGGCTATCAAAAGGGCGGAGATGGCGTACATACTGCCGTTTACGTATTCAATAATTTTAAAGGAACTGTTAAAATACAGGCTACTTTAGAACTTTATCCTGGTGATAACGATTGGTTTGATGTTACAGGAACAGAACTTGGCGGAGACAGTACAGTTATTAATGCTGCTACCCTTTCTCGCACGTTTGTAGGCAAGTTTGTGTGGATTCGTGCTGCATATAATCTACAAAACGGTACAATCACCGAAATCCGTTATAATTACTAACCAGCACTAAACGATAAATATAGTATGACTTCTCAGGAACATACTATGCGTGACATTTTATCAAAACTCGATGCTATCGTTAGCGAAACAGCACTAAACCCTAAAGATCCTAAAGGCGATTACGAAGCCAAATCTAAGGCTCTGCAAGATCTAGAGATGGATCCAGAAAGCAAAGATCCTGAGATCAGCAAGGCTATTATTCAACGTAAAGCCGATCTTGAAAAAGAAGCCAAAGCCGCAGGCATTAAAGAAAGCCTAGCACGTTGGCAAGAACGCTACAAAGCTAGCAGGGGCAAGTAATGTTACTAAAAGAGATGTTTTCGCCTATCGGAGCGCCTAAGGATGATCAATCTGAAATAGATTGGTTAGGTGATCTCAAGTTCTACATTGACAACAACGATGATATGCTAGACAAGCATTTCTTCCCTGCTATCGAAAAACATAAAAAATATCATAAGCATCCAGAAGTATATAAGTTGTATATCAAACCCATTGAAAGAATGGCAGAATGCTACTGTGAAGAGTTTGATGTTGAGAATAAAGAAGAAAAGTTTCCTAAAGACAAGCTAATCGAACTGGCAAAAAGTATAGCCGATGAGCAAGATAGACATATAGAACGCGGCGACTATGAAACTAAATGAGCTTTTTGAATCAGAAGTAAAGCATATAGCATTCTGCTTTGGCAGAATGAATCCTCCTACGATTGGTCATCAGCAGGTTTTATCTACAGTATCTAGCGTAGGTGGAGATTATAAAATCTTTGTTAGCCAGACACAAGATAAAAAGAAAAATCCCCTAGACTATCCTACAAAGATTAAGTTTTTAAAATTAATGTTTCCAAAGTTTGCTGGCGCTATTGTTGAAGATTCAAGTTTAAACACTATTGGCAAAGTTTGTAGTCACTTATATGATCAGGGATATAGACATATAACCCTAGTCGCTGGTAGCGATAGACTAGAAGATATGTTAAAATTAATCAAAGACTACAACGGCATCGAAGGCAAAGCTCACGGATTCTACAAGTTTGATACTATCGATGGTAAGAGCAGCGGAGATCGAGATCCGGATGCCGAAGGTATATCAGGTGTTAGTGCCAGCAATGCTAGAGCAGCAGCAGCTAATGGAAACTTAGAAGAGTTTAACAAAGCCACTGGTGCTGGGCAATATGCAGAAGAACTTTATAATGCTGTTCGTAAAGGTATGGGCATTAAAGATGTTCCTGCTAAAGAAGGCTTTATGAATTTTCTAAAGACTGAACCGCCTAAAAAGAAATGGAATCCAGCAACTGATTCTAGAGTAATCAGTAACAAGAAAGATGACGATAACTGGATTAAGCTTCTATTAGACAAACATCGTAGAGGCATAGAACTTACAGATCGTGAATGGCATTCTATAGAGCAATGGAAACTGAAACGTGCGATGAAAGGTGAAGATGCTGCCGGAGTTGGTACTATTACAAAACAAAACACAACTAAAGATGTAAACAAAGGCACACTTCGTAAAATGATGAAAGCCTATCATCTTGTAGACGATGTCAATGAAGCACCTATTGAATTAGATCGTGAAGATCCAATGAATCCTATGATTTATGGACACGATAAAGCAAACCCTGCTAAACTGAAATATCGTATGCTACGTGCAGCAGGTCAACTAAAAGATCTAGCTAGCCGTGCTGAAAATGCCAGTCCCGGAGAGTGGCAGTTGATGGCTCGACAGTTTGAAGAATTAAAAATGAACATAGAACAGATTCGCCATGCTCTTGAAGAACTTTCAAAGATTAGAAGCAAAGGCGGAATCAAATCTAGAGGAATAACAGTATGAAAGCAAAAGAATTTATCACAGGCGTTAAGCCTCGAAACTTTGTAGCCAAGAATGCCAAGACAGGTGGTGCAGGTGCTCATAAAGACAAAAAGAAAGCTGCTAAACAAGGTGATGTTAAACACAAGAAGCAAAGTGTAGAAGAAAGCGTTCAATGGCAAAATATGGATCCAAAGTCCGCTAGACGACTCCTTAGCGTTTACAGAGACCTATCATCTGATCTAGAACAACACGGTGATGAAGAACAAGCGAGTGCATTGTATAAAGAGCTAGCATCGACAGCAAGAGAAGAAGGTGTTCAAAGTGAATTTAGAAACCTATGTCATGCCGCTCAACACAGCGCACATATGGATTTTGATACTAACCCAGGACATTTTAAAAACTGGTTCCCCTATGTTGGTGAACTATTGGATCATGTTGCTGAGGAAGATGATGAGCCAGACTACGAAATGGAACCAGATGATAACACTGACGACAGCTATGCGTTAGCAAGTGCAGGTCACGGTAGCGATGAAGATTACGAAAGCATTAATATGGAACGTGTGCGAGATCCTGAAGATTGGGATGAAGGCAATACTGAGCCGCCAAATAACTTTGCTGTCTATATCAATGGTAAGAAATGGAAAGTATTTGCCGGACGTGGAACTTACGCCGACGATCAAAGAGAAAGACAACACTATCGCCAACTGCAAGACTGGGCTGCAAAGAAATCTGCATCAACAGGCAAGAAGTGGACTGTACACGTAACTGGTGAGGCACCTACAGCATGATGGACGAACTAGCTGATATCAAACGCCTTGCAGGCATAACAGAGTTCAAAGGCCTGCAGCCGTATGGTGGCAGCAATATAAGTATTACTGGTATGACTAATCAAGAGCTAGAACGTAAGCATAATATTAAACCAGGAACTCCAGAATGGTTTCAGTTATGGTTTTCAAAGCCATACTTAACAGGTGAAAAGAAAATAGGTGACGACAAATGGTTGAGATAACAGAATCAGCAAAGAGTAAAATTATCGATCTTCTTACTGAAGAGAATAATCCCAAGTTGGCTCTTCGTACATTCGTTCAAGGTGGCGGGTGTGCTGGATTCAGTTATGGCTTTACATTTGACGAAGAAAGAAACGAAGATGATTTTGAGTTTCCTCTAAACGAAAAGTATAATGTTTTGGTAGATGCTATGAGTATGCAATACCTACAAGGCGCAGAGATAGACTACAAAGAAGAAATAATGGGCAGTCAGTTTGTGATTAAAAATCCCAATGCTCAAACTAGCTGTGGATGCGGGAGTAGCTTTTCAGTATGAAAGACAAAAAATACTATTATACAAAAGAAGAGTGGGATCGTTTAGGATGCGGCCCATTGCCTGAAGATCGAGATATCGCTAAGTTAAATCCTCAAGATATTAACTGGGGTGCTTATCTTGTGTTTCCAGAAAGATTACATGAGGATTCGGATGAAAAAATAAATCCGTATAGCAAGGTATGAGAATAACAGAAATACTAACAGAAGCAGTCAAACAACGACTAGATCCAAAATGCTGGAAGGGCAAACACAAAGAAGGCACTAAGATCAAAGGCGGTGTTCGTGTAAACAACTGTGTTCCTAACGAAGGTATTGAAGAAGCAGGTAGCCCAGCACAACAGGCTGCGATTGCTATCAACATGAAGAAGCATCATAAGAAACCTAAGAATGAAAGTCTAGAGCAAGAGTTTGATCTTATCGAAAACATCATTGAACAGATCGCAGATCAAAATGCAGTTGATGTAGATCTTGTATGGGAAGATTTAGAAAGTCTAACCGATGATGAGTTGTATGCGTTTGCTGTTACAACCCCAGTAATGGAAGACTGGCAGAAAGTTAACAAGCATGATAAAACTGACGGTATGAGCAAGAAAGCTGTTAATGCTTATCGTAGAGAACATCCAGGCAGCAAACTTAAAACTGCTGTAACTACCAAGCCTAGTAAGTTAAAGCGTGGCAGCAAAGCCAGCAAGCGTCGAAGCAGTTATTGTTCTAGATCAGCTGGTCAAAAGAAAATGCATCACATAGATTGTAGTAAAACTCCAGACAAAGCAATCTGTAAAGCACGTCGTCGTTGGAACTGCTGATGCGACAGTATATCAATATCCTAGAAGCAGCTAATAAGGGATGTCCTGTTGCTACTCACGATTTAGAAATCAATGTCAAGAATCGTCAAACAGCTATAGACAAACATCACTATGGTCCTGCCAATCCTGATGAACCGGGCAACTACTGGAAAGAGTCAGCCAAGCAATGGGATATAGATGAAAAGACTGCTAAGACAATGACATGTGGTAACTGCGCTGCCTTCAACATCACTGATGCTATGTATAAGTGTATACACGACGGCATGGGCAAAGAAGCATATGAAGCAGAAAAAACTCGAGAAGCCGCAGACTTAGGTTATTGCAATCTACTACATTTTAAGTGTGCCGGTACACGCAGTTGCGAACTATGGATTACAGGTGGACCTATTACCAAATGAGAGCTAGTGATTTAAACTTACCGGAAGGCATGGAAGTCTATGTTGACATGGACGGAGTTGTTGCGGACTTTTTTACAGAGTACGCAAAACTTGCAGGTGTACACACAGGCAGTTACAGAGATATTCCGCCAGCTAAAGTAGATCCTACATTAGATAAAATGGTAGGTACAGATTTCTTTGCACGTTTGCCTAAGTTTCCCACAGCAGATAAACTTCTACAGATAGTTGTAGATGCTGCCGGTTCATATAATATCTGCTCTAGTCCACTTCGTGGTGATCACGAAGGATCGGGAAAATATAAAAACATCTGGATTAAAAAGCATCTCAGTCCTCAACCTAAGCATATCTATATTGTTGCTAACAAAGCCAAGTATGCTAAAAATGCTAACGGATTACCTAACGTGTTAATCGACGATAGAGGCAGCAATATTTCAGCCTGGGAAGCTGCTGGCGGCATTGGTATCAAATATCAAGCAGACGAAGACAGTCTCAAAGTTGTATTGGATGGTCTTAAACGTGCTCGACGTGTTGCTCAAGGTGAGCAAGAACACGAACCGCAAAAACTATCTAGTTTAGATCGCGGCAAGATGATTGCTGTACATTCAAGCGGTGACAAAGAAGAAAGTATAAATTCAGAAAACTTTGCTGATGGCAAACATCCTGGTCGTAAAGGACTTGCTAAACGCAGTGGTGTTAACACCAAGGCCAGCGTTAGTAGTTTACGCAATACTGCCAAACACAGTACAGGCGAAAAGGCACGTATGGCACATTGGCTGGCTAATATGAAAGCTGGTCGCGCTAAACATGAAGATGTAGAAGAAGCCAAGTTTCCATTTGCAGGAGCAGCAGTCGGCCAAAAAGAAGGTCCCGCTGGACAACTAAAAGCGAAAGATCCTAAAGGATATCCTAAAGGTAAGTTAGTTGGCGGTACTGAAGATATTGACAACGAGGGATGGAAAGATGTTGCTGCCGCAGGCGCTCTTGCTACAGGATTAGCATTTGGCGGGGCAGGTACGGCTGATGCCAAATCTCAACCAACAACTCATAAGCCCAGTGTTATTCAACAAGTTAGTAAAAAAGACATTGCAAAAAGTATAACAGGTAATCCACACGAAGTCTTCCTAAGAAAGACTGCAGAAAAGGCAGGTATAGTAGGACACGAACTTACAGCATTCTTGTCACAGTGTGCGCATGAAACTCTTGATTTTAAACACATGAAAGAGATCGGTGGCAGCTTGGATTTCCGTAAATATGATCCTAAATATGCTCCTCGTAAAGCAAAGCAGTTAGGAAACAAAGACATAGGCGATGGCGCAAAATACAAAGGCCGCGGATACATACAGCTAACAGGACGAGACAACTATAAAAAAGCCGGAGCAGCGTTAGGATTACCTTTAGAGAAGCATCCTGAACTAGTTGAAAAACCCGAAGTTGCTGCTAAAGTAGCAGTATGGTACTGGAAGAATCGTGTAGCACCTAATGTTGACAGTTTTAAAGATAACAAAGCAGTAACTAAAACAATCAATCCAGGTATGAAACATTTAGATCAACGTGCTGATAAGCTCAAGTCTTTCCAAGTAGCAATGCGATAAATACAGTATGAAGATTAAAGAACTACTAGAAACAGCAACAGGCGGCGGTACTTCCGCTGGTAACATTGCTGTTGGCCCAGTTTACAACAATAAACCAGCAAAAACCCTTAAAAACAAGAACGGAACTGCTAAAAACGCCCTTGATTTAAAAGCTAACTTATTGACTGGCGGAAGCATCAAAAGATAAATACATTATGGACTTAAAAAATCACGATCATGAAGCAGCGATGGCAAAAGCAGAGTTGGCTCAAATAGCCAAGAACGCTATGGCTGTCTACAAAATGATTCAAGAGGGTGACGAACTCGACGGTTGGATCAGCAGCTATATTACAGTAGCCAACGATCATTTAAACTCTGTGCAAGAACATATGGAATATGAAATGCACAAAAAAGATTCGATGGAAATGGGTCCAAGAGAATACGAAGAATCATTGCATTATGCAGTAAAAAGCGGCCTTTGCGAACAATGGCTAAAGAAAAAATACCAAGGAAGATGAACATGGATTTCAAATCACTTATTAATAAATTGGATAGCATGGAAGCTCCTCCTTCTACTCCAAAAGCCCCAGAGCTACCAAAGGCAGTTCAACTAAACGAAGACGCTCAGTTGCGTGTTCTCAGCGGATTTACTACATACAAAGCAGAAGCTGCTAAAGTAGAAGAAGCTGTTAAAGAAGAAATGAAAGTTGGCGATAAGAAACAAATCGCTACAGGTACTGTTGAAAAAACTAAAACAGGTATTGTTCACAAGAGCAATAAGGCCTATGGCGGCAGCGAAGAAAAAGCCGACGACAAAGATGACGAGCCAAAAGCCAAGAAAGCTAAAAAAGAATCTGTAGAAGAAGCTTCTGACAAAAAGAAAGCTGCTCAAGAAAAATTCAAAGCAATGATCGCTAAAAAGAAATCTGTAGATGAATCAGCTAAGGCAGATACAGAAGCAGACAAGAAGAAAAAAGAAGAAAAGAAAAAGAAAATTGCTAAGATTGTTGACGAAGGTTCTAAACCAGACTTCTTAGATGTCGACGGTGACGGTAACAAGAAAGAGCCATTCAAGAAAGCGGTTGCTGACAAAAAGAAAGCAGGCCCTAAAAAAGTTGATGAAGTAAGTGACGCAACTAAAGCATCATATGTTAAGAAAGCATCTGCCGATGTTGGCAAAATGGCTACTGGTGAGAAAGACGGTAGCAAGATGTTGAAGCGTATGAAAGGCATTGAAAAAGCTCAAGAATCTAAAATGATGCCAAAAGGCAAAAAGCGTCCAGTTAAAGAATCAGTTGAAAACATTTTATCATTTAAAGAAATGTTAACACTAGTTCGTGAAAGTGGCGGCCAGCAACAAATCGATCCACTCGATCGTGAGTTGTTTGCATGGGCTCAACGTGTTGCTGTTCAAAAGCTAGGTGAAGGCGTTAAGGCTGATATCTATGCAGGCATGACATACGAGCGCATGGGTGGCAAGTTTGAAATGTACGATGTGCTATCCGAAGATACAAAATAATAAAACATTTTGGTAAACAAAAGCCAGTCATAGGTTGACTGGCTTTTTTTATGACTATATAATAGTCTTATAGGAGAGCATATTATGTCTAAAATGTACGGCGCAGAAGAAAAAGCGAAACTAGAAAGATTAATCAACGAAGGCTCAAATGTACTTCGTGAAGTAGAAGATCTCCAAGAAGGTCTGAAAGAAACAGTTAAAGCAGTAGCAGAAGAACTACAGATCAAACCAAGTTGGATCAATAAGGCCATCCGTATTGCTCATAAAGACAACTGGAAAGAGCACGAAGGTGAATGGGAAGAAATTGAAGGCATCCTCGGTGCTGTTAAACGCTTACCAGAATGATTATTGATTTTTTTAAACCTACTATAGATTGGATTCGCGATGACTATAATACTCATCCTTTCCGCTTTGTTATTGAGCTTCTTGCTTGGGCGGTCTCTATCGGCTGCTCCATTACAATGGCAGTCACTGTACCCAACCCTCCATTACTTGCTCTTTATCCTGTGTGGATCAGCGGTTGTGCTATGTATGCTTGGGCTGCTTATACTAGGAAATCGTTTGGCATGCTGGCTAACTACATCCTGCTGACTACTATTGATACTATCGGTCTTGTGAGAATGTTAGTTAACTAAATAAACTGAGAAAGGTCTGATCAGCCAGGAAATGATCACATTGGTATTTGTGGGCCGTAAATCACAAGGAGAAAAATATGAGTTACGTAGATGCTTTCTACAATAGAGAGCAAGACGTTATCAATGTTGTCGAACGTGACGACAAAGGTAACAGACATTTTAAAGAATATCCTGCAAGGCATATCTTTTATTACCCTGATCCAAAGGGCAAATATCTTTCAATCAAGGGCGAACCCCTTAGTCGTGTAAGTTCAAAAAACGTTAAAGAACATCGCAAAGAACTTGCTATCCATTCCAACAAACGACTGTTTGAAAGTGATATTAATCCAATCTATCGTTGTCTTGAAGACAACTATCTTAATGTTGATGCTCCAAAACTAAACGTAGCATTCTTCGATATTGAAGTGGACTTTGATCCAGAACGTGGCTATGCGTCTCCAGAGGATGCATTTATGCCAATCACTGCGATTGCTGTTCACCTACAATGGATGGACACTATGGTATGTTTGGCCATTCCTCCAAAGACTCTGTCTATGGCAGAAGCTGAGAAACAAGTTGCTGAGTTTCCTAACACTATGTTGTTTGACAACGAAGCAAACATGCTGGACACATTCCTTGATCTTATCAAAGATGCAGATGTGTTAAGTGGTTGGAACTCAGAGGGCTTTGATATTCCATATACTGTTAACCGTGTTACTAAAGTTCTCAGTAAGGAAGATACTCGTCGTTTTTGTTTGTGGGATCAGTTTCCTAAGAAACGTGAATACGAAAAATACGGCAAGACTGCTATCACATACGATCTTGTTGGTCGTGTACACCTAGACAGTCTTGAACTGTATCGCAAGTATACCTATGAAGAACGTCACACCTATCGATTGGATGCTATCGGTGAGATGGAGATCGGTGAAAACAAAACTGTCTACGAAGGCACACTTGATCAGTTATACAATAATGATTTCCGCAAGTTTATTGAATACAATAGACAAGACTGTGCATTGCTAGACAAACTAGATAAAAAACTAAAGTTCTTGG